GTAATCCTAGCAACGTATTTAATCTTGGCCGTACCTTCGTCCGTTAAAAGTTTGCGACCCTCGATAATAAACGGTGGTGTATCATTGTTGCTTCGCATGTTGTCGTAAGGGTAGGTCATTGACCCATTGCTAAACTGTAGCACACGCAAGCAGTATGGATCAGATGGTAGCGCATATTGTCGGGCATACCCGTAAATAGGCGCGTCTGTTTCTTGCGCAAGCTCCGCTCTGCGTATCAAGCAATTCCAGGGATGAGACCTAAACACGCTGTCACGCACAGATTCGTAGCGTTGATTAACAATACGAGCTGGTTTACTGTTCTCGCCAAGAGACGTAATGTTGGAAGCACCTAAAGAGTTTAGTGCGTAATTGGCAATGTCTACAACGCTGGTCATCTGCTATCTCCATAAGGGAGAGGGGGCGACAAGCCGCCCCCGCTCTTATTAGTCTACCACATACATGATAGTCAGCTCAATAGAGCCAGTAGCAGTACCCGCGTTTGTTACGGTAATTGCTACGCCGTCTTCGTTTGTATCAGTCTCTGTGCCGGAGCCTAGAGCGATAGTCGCAAGAACGTCTACCTTTTGAGCAGATGTTGACGCAGCCGCTGCCTTGTAAGCTGCCGCCGCCGCAGACACAGCCGTACCGGCTGCATTTGTGTGGGCCGCATAGCCAACAGACAGTGTTGTGCCGCTACCAAGCGCGTCATATGCTAGGTTGCCTTGAACCAAGCGCGCGCCATTAGGTAAAACAAACATCTCAATTTCACTAGCTGCCGCCAGTGAAGCTGCTTCGTATGTGCCATAAGCTACGCGGACGCGTCCACTAAGCTCATTGGCTTGATTCATCACTGCCGGTGTGGCGCGTGAGTTGGTTCGTTGTGCGGAATATACAGTAGCCATTTTTCAGTCTCCTTATTCGTTACAAGCGATTTCGACGACTTTGGACTCTTCCATCCGTGTCGCACCGACTGACTGACAATAGTACACCTGAGTCGCGTATGACTTGTCTGCACGTTCATCAATGCGTGCTGATGGCTCTTTGCCAATAGCGCACTTGATGCCGTCAGATGCAAACGCAATCACTTGTCGGTCAGAGTTACTATCTGTACCCAAGCGGTTTGAAACAATGAAGTTGAAACCAACAAACGTGTTGATCTCGCCCATCGCCAAAGCTTTGACAGTGTTGTAATCGCTTGAAGTTACAGTTGTGTTATTCAACAGATCAGAAACCTGCTTGGGAGAAACAAGAATGTTGCGCGCAATAGAAGGATCTACGTTGCCACTGTCAAGAATCTCTTTGGCTTCAACCAGCTTGGCAATGGTCAAACCAGCAGATCCATGTACGATCTTTTGGGCTGACGGCAGTGCCGTAGTAGTGGAACCGTCTTGGCCTGTTGAGGCATTGCCGAGAGCGGCAGCGATGATGACATCATCCATTGCGCGACCCATAGCTGCGGCAGCAGCACGGCTATATGTTGAAGTCGGATCAACAAGTAAGCGAACTTTGTCCTGATCGTCGATCAGATCGGCATACTCATAGTCAGACATAGTAACCATACGGCGTGAATGTGGTGTGTCCACAATCGGTGTATCCGCATGACGCGAAGTGCGCAGGACAGCGGCTGCTGATCCTACTTGGTCAAAAAAAGCTTTTTCGCCATTCACGCTTTCCACGTCTACCGCGTTACGCAGCAGAGAACCCATTTGCTGTGACAGCATTTGGATGTTTGCAGAAAACTGATTGACAAAAGCTGTAGTGATTTGAGTAGACATTTCGTCATCTCCTAGCTTCGTTTCAGTTACAATTGCTGCGCGTGGTTATCCCTGAAGGGGCCGTGCTACTGCTTAGGGCAGCTAATCCGCTTGACGCACAAGCTTGATGTCGTGGGCCTATCGGTTATCCACTATGACATGAGCGAAAATAGTCGCTGCGCTTCCGCAACATACGCATCATGCTCTGGATGCTGCGCATCCAAATACGGCCCGTCTTGCCGCATAACCTCTTTCAGTTGACGCTGCGCCTCTTCTGGCGTCATTATCAACTCAGTCGGTTCGCCGACTAGGTTATCCTCTCCAATCTGATCTGCCAAGGCAGAAAACATTTTTATGACTTCTGGTAGATCTCCAAGCATGCGGCCATCCGAAAGCTGCACATCCCCAAAAATGTCCATGCCCTTTTCGCCCAATAGCGTCCTAGCGGCGCTCTGAGCCATTCCTATGCGCTGTTCATACGCTTGGCCGAACTCTTGCCGCAGAGCCTGCTCTGACTCATATACGGCGCTCTCAGAGCGGCTCTGAGCATCTGCCTTTGATGTCTCGCCTGTCTCATTGATGAACCTGGCAATGCGATCTACCTGCCGAGGCTGTAGCCCCGCTTCCCACATAGCCTGTTTAAGGCCAGAAATAGCATCTTCGTTCATGCCATCGCCTAAGTTCATTTCATAAGCGTCAGCACTTTCTGGCCGGCCAACAGAATTATAAAACTCATTGTACTGGTCATCTGTCCAGCTCTTACCAGGCTTTGCAATTTTATCAGCGCCAATCATGCGCTGCGCGTTCACATAGCTTTTCGCCAAGCTGGCTGGGTCTGTAAACGTCCGCAGTGACGGCTCGCCACGCAGATCCTCTGGTAAACTGTCCAAAAATCCTACAGGCGCAGCTTCTGCACCCCCTGCGACTTCTTGAGATCCAGTGTCTTGGATTGCCTCTTCGCTCATCGTTTTTCCTTCTCTTCGGTCAACATACGGACAATCAGCAGCACCGCTGCGCGCTGACCTTCATTAAATGCAGTTTCATAAGGATTGTCCGAAAACGTGGTTGTCTCATATCCAAACCTGGATTTGAGATCACTTAAAACTTTTGCGCCATCCTCTGTATTAAAGGTGCGCCGGTAAGCTAACTTCAGATCATCTATTTGCTTCATTGACCACCACCCTGAGTAGCCTTAACCAAAGGCGCAACATTGCCAGCAGCCTCAGACGCCATCATCTCACGCTGCATCTGCTCCTGAACCTGGGCCTGCTCGGCCTGCTCTTTGCGAACCTGCTCAACCTCATCAGAACCCCTGATGACCCGAGCCGGCAAGCCTGCTGTCTCAACTAAATACTGAACCATCTTGTCGCCGTCCAAGTAATCAGTAACAGGCGCAACCTCACTAACTTGCAGCAAGATCTCAAACCCGCGCAGCATCGCTTGCAAATCTGTAAGTTTCTGAGCTTTAGCAAGTGGAGAAACGTATTCAATATCAATACTTTGGCCTTGCAGCTCTTCAGGTGGCTCTGGAAGTAAGCCAGCTCTAAGAAGTAAAGCAAAGGAACGGTCGATCAGCGGCTGGAGAAGCTCGGCTTGTAAACGTCCCAGAACGGGGCCGAGCAAACGCATTTTCTCCTCGTTCCTCTGCAATACCTCAGTCGCTGTCATGTTGGCGCCTTGGCCTAACAGCAACTGATCCACATAAAAAGCTTGACGTATCGCATTTCGGCGCTGCTCTTCCATGTTCAAGCCCAAAGGATTGTTTGCGCCAATGTTCAAAGGCTCCAACCGATCCCGTGTCCCCGAGCGGTAAAAGTTTAACGCGCCTGGTGTAGTACGCACAGGCATCATAAAACCGTCATCTGGAACCATCAAAGGCGGGTCAATCTGCTTTTGAGCCGCCTTGATCGTAGTTTCAGACATCTTGTTCAACATCTTAACGTCAGGCAAGGCAGTCATCGCCGGCGATCTGCCGTAAGTGGAAACGCTATCTTTCACAAAGCGCGGACACATAAACGGAAATTCGTCAAAGCCACCCTCGGAAAGCAGCTCACGATTGTCAGCCAAATAATAAACAGACGCAACAGGCTTGTTCTTGGCTAACTTTCCAGACGCCTCGTTGCGCGGGAAAACAGCATGAATGACTTGATGCTCCTTGTATGGATCATCCTTCAAGTCTTTTTCTACCTGGCGAGGCATCTTAACATTAGGGAACTGCATGGCAATCGCCCGAGCCGTCAGCTTGAACTTGCGGTAAACAGTATCAACCCGGCCAGAAGGATCTTCGCTTATGCAAACCTCGGCAATGTGGCGACAGGCAAAACGCAAACCGCCCTCTTCAGACTCAACGTAAAAAGACCCCGTGCCAAAAACAACCAAATCATAATACAGCTCATGGATCTCTTGCTGGAAGTTAGACCGATTGAAGTGCTGGTACATCTGATCCATGCAGGTTTCCAACCACTCATTAGCAGCATCGTCACGCTGCAAGGCAGTGTCTCGGTAACGCATTGAAAACCAAGGCGTACTTGGCGAAGTCAACATGCCGTGCAAAGAAGAAGCCAACAACTCAACAGCATGAATAGCCGTGCCGTCAAAAATCCTATCAGTTCTTTTATCGCCTTGGGTTCGCTTCTTGGTAATATCCGCCTTACGAGGCAGCATAAAATCAGCAAGCTCCTGCCAGTGGGACTCCCAATTTGATCGCTGGCTTTGTAACGTCTTGTATCGCTTATCTAACCGAGCGACTAAGGGTTTTACTTCTGCCATTATTTCATCCCATAACTTGTCATCAGTGTGCGCTTAGGACGAGACTTGGAATCCTTAACGCCTTCAACCGCACCGCCTTGCGTCCGACCAGCCATCTTTTGCTGCGCGCGCTCCAAAGGATCTACAGTCGATTGCCCCATCAACGCAGCAGGCTGGGCGGCATTACCCCCCATAATCCCTGCAATGTTGCTAAGTTTCTTTTTCTTAATAAGCATAATTCTATCCAATCAAAGAACGGCGGCGGCGCGTCTTGCCATCTTCTTCGTCAACCCCAAGCAAACCGCCAGGTGTCGTAAGAATAGTTGATCGGCGCCCCTTCTTCATAAGGTCAATCGCCTCATCTTCAGCAGGGCCAACAGAGGTGGCACTTGCAGCAGCAGCCTGGGCAGCCCCGCCAGCAGCAGTGCCAACAGATGCAGCAGGACTAGCAGTGCCAACAAAATCAGCGTTTCCGCTAAACGTGTCTTGACTAATCTTTTCAACTTCCGTCAAGGCAGTGTCAGTTTTGGTATCAAGCGTGGTGGTTGTATCTGCGGCTGTCTCCGCTTCTGTCGTAGTAGAAGTCGTTGCCGCAGGAACAGGATCATCGTTGTCGCTCTTCATCATTTGTTCGACAGCGGCGTTTGCTCTGGCCTGCCTACCAGCAAGGTCTCGCTGATAAGCAGCATTCTGTTCTTTAAGGCCTATGTCCATCAAGAGATCGTCAGTGGCGCTGTTCTTGGGAAGATCCGACACACTCCCGCCGCCGCCTTTGCTCTTGCCGCTCTTTGGTTCTGGAGTACTAAAACAACCGCCCATTACAAAACCTTTCTATACTCAGAGCCAACAGGCTCATAACCCAAACGCTCAATTAGCTTATTAGACCTAGACATCGAAATGCCAGAAGAAGTGCCGCCAACTAAAATCTTCGCGCCCTTGTCAGACGCCCAAGCCTCAAACATCTTCAATAACCTAATACCAATCATGCTGCCACGATGTTGGGGCAAGACATACCACAAATTATTCTTAGCTGACAAGGTTTTTGAAAAATACATCTGGGAAACCCAGCCAGAGATGAATCCAGCAACAGAACCATTCAGCTTCGCAACAGCCAAAAAACAATTGTCATCATCGTAAAGACAAGCCAAATGACCGGCAAAAACAGCATCATCAAAAGGAATATCTTTTAATTGAGTTTCTTGGTGAAAGTCACGGCACATCTCAAAAATAGAAACAGCATCACTGCGACCAGCTAAACTGTAAATACAAACATCACGCCGCAAATGGATCATATTCCATTACCGCCATTTTCTGAGAAACCGCCATGCGATCCCTGCTTTCTCGCAAACCAACTGCCAAATACCTAAAAGCATCCGCTGCATGGCTTGACCAATCATGGACAGGCGAAGACCTAAAGCTCCTAGTGCGCTCATTATACGCCCTATGATACTGACGCAAACACTCCAAACCATGTCCGCACTTCTCCCTGTCAAACCATAAACGCGGGATCAACATCTGAGCCGCATGTATGCCATCCTCAATCGGCGGCTTAGGAACAACCCGAAAGTTTAAACCCAAGTCCCAAGCAACCTCACGCCGGCTCTTACCTGACCCCAACTCCCGAACCTCAATGTCGTGCGGCGCATTGTGATCGCCATACAAATAGTTCTTAGACGTTAAAATCTTGCAGTAATGAGGCAACCCCTCACCACGGGCCTCGTAAAAGTCTATCACATGTATAGCACGACCAACCGATTGCGTAAACCATATCGCCGTGCTGTCGCCAACACCCAAGTCCCACCAGGTGTCAACACGCACACTCGGATCATAAGGAACATTGGAAATCCGCCCATCCAACTGAGCAACCTCCATCTCCTTGCCATAAACAGCACCAGGAACATTCGCATT